CAAGGTTGCTGTGGGTCAGGTCAATATCCACCTTGTCCGCTTTGGCGCGGCCCCGGTTGAACAGCGCGCCGGACCAGAACGGATAGGCGCTGTGGGTCAGGCTGGACGGCGTGGAGAAGTAGGTTTGTCGCCATTTCTTGTGAATGGCCATGCCGGAGGCAACCTTGCGCAGCTCCTGGAATTTCGGTATCCAGAAATATTCATCAAGGTACAGGTTGCCGTGGTAGCTCTGCGCTGTGCGGGCGTTGGTGCCGAGGAAGTACAGGCACGCGCCGTTGCTGAGCGTCATCGGGTCGCCTTTCAGCTCAACATCCACCTCTTTTGCAAAGTCGATGATGTACTGCTTAAAAACGTGCGCCTGCGCCTTACTGGCTGAGAGAAAAATTTGGTTGCGCCCCGTGGTGATGGCGTCAATCAGCGCTTCGCGAGCAAAAAAGTATGTTGCCCCGATCTGGCGTGATTTAAGCAGGTTGCGAATGCGGGGTTTTACGCCTGCCTGCCACCAGTGGCGCTGATATTCAAACATGCCGTTGCGGAAGATTTCCTCCAGCTTTTCGGTCTGTTCATCGGTAAAAACGTTCTTTTCTGGCTGCCTGCGCGGGCCTTTGTTACGGTTGGCGACGTTCGGGTTTAAGTCAGCTTCGTTCCCGCCATCGTTAAATTTACCGATCCGGGCGTGGCGCTCTGACTGGCGCGCCAGCAGGGCAATTTCCTTGAAGTCTTTCCCTTCCTTCTGCTCCTTCATGATGAGCTGGCAGTAACGTGCGGCGGTGGTGAGCTGCATCTGATCCAGCGGCCCATAGTCGCCCCATTTGTCGCGCTTCTTCCAGCTGTGAACGGTTGCAACTTTCTCGCCCAGCATTTCAGCAATGCGGGCTACGCGGTATCCCTGAAAGTACAGCAGCATGGCCTGCCGACGGGGATCGAGGTCTGCGGGGGTCAGTGTCATGTTCATGGCCCAAACATACGGCCTTGCCTGACGGCTTTCCCCGGCTGCGGTTTGTGTGATTTACCGTACAAGTGCCGCGCGTTGTTTCACTCCCCCCATCACCGCAAACATAAGGCTCCAGTAAGTTATTTCTAACGGAGCACGGCTCATGACAGTGAAAGCAAAGCGTTTCCGTATTGGGGTGGAAGGTGCCACCACTGACGGGCGCGAAATCCAGCGTGAATGGCTGGTACAGATGGCTGCCAGCTACAACCCGACGGTCTATACCGCGCTGATTAACCTTGAGCACATCAAGTCTTATCTGCCGGACAGCACCTTTAACCGCTACGGCAGGGTGACGGGGCTGGTTGCAGAAGAAATCAAGGACGGGCCGCTGGCGGGCAAGATGGCGCTTTATGCCGATATCGAACCCACGGACGCCCTGGTGGAACTGGTGAAAAAGGGCCAGAAGCTTTTCACCTCCATGGAGGTCAGCACGAAGTTTGCCGACACCGGCAAAGCCTACCTTGTGGGGCTGGGGGCGACGGACGATCCGGCGAGCCTTGGCACAGAAATGCTGGCATTCAGCGCCAGCGCCGCGCATAACCCGCTGGCGAACCGTAAGCAGAACCCTGAAAACCTGTTTTCGGAAGCGGTTGAAACGCTGATTGAACTGGAAGAAGCCCAGGATGAAAAGCCGTCCCTCTTTGCCCGCGTCACCGCGCTGTTCACCAAAAAAGAGCAGACCGATGAGGCGCGCTTCTCCGATGTGCATAAAGCCGTGGAACTGGTCGCCACCGAGCAGCAGAACCTGAGCGAACGCACTGATAAATCCCTGTCAGAACAGGACAAGCGCCTTTCTGAGCTGGAGTCCTCCCTGCAGGAGCAGCAGGCCGCCTTTGCCGAGCTTGAGAAAAAGCTGAGCAGCGAAGACAGCCGTAAAGACTACCGCCAGCGCGCGACGGGCGGTGACGCACCGGCAGGCACCCTGACCAATTGCTGATGGAGCATAAAACCCGATGAAAAAGAAAACCCGCCTTGCCTTTAACGCTTATCTGCAGCAGCTGGCGCGCCTGAACGGTGTGGAGATTGAAGAACTCTCCAGCAAGTTCACCGTGGAGCCGTCCGTGCAGCAGACGCTTGAAGACCAGATCCAGCAGTCCGCCGCTTTCCTGACGCTGATTAACATCACGCCTGTCACTGAGCAGTCCGGGCAGTTGCTGGGGCTGGGCGT